TAGAGATAAGTGCGATTTAAGCAAGTTTGAGCAATACGAATTCTCGACTAATGACTCACCTGCTGATCTTTACTTCTGGGGCTTATGCAAGCAATCGTGATCTGTAGTACAGAAAACGCAGGGCTGGCGGTGCTAATGACTTCGTTAGAGGTTTATGCGCCACACATTCCTATTTATCTTAGTTGCAATGCAACAAAGAATTACGGCAAGCACATAAAGGTAATACCGAATATGGAGTCTAACTTCGGTGATGCCTACAATGTAGCTACAGACTATGCGTTTAAGGATGGCTACGATTCAGTTATCCTGGCTAATGATGATGTAGTGCTAACACCTAGCACAGTCAATAGAATGTCGGTAGATTGGGCATTGCTAGAGAACGCTGACTACAAACTAGGCTTCTTAGGTGCTAGATCAGACTTTGTATTGCCAGAGCAGAATATACGTTTTCCTATCATTGATGACGATATAGTAGGACTACGCTATCGTAGCGAAAACTTAATAAAGAAAGCCAATACCATTGCGCCAATATTTGCAGCGGTATCAAAGGAAGCCTGGCAAGCAGCTAAGTTTCCAAGTGTAAACTGGTATTCTGATAACATTATCTGCGATGACATGACTAAGGCTGGCTTTACGCATTGGGTAAGCAGAGGCTATGTGCATCACGCAGGCAGCCAGACAGTAGGCAATGACTTTGCTAAATGCCATGAGGATAGTAGGGCATGGATACGGCAGCATAGGCCGGATGTATACGATACGTATTATTAAGCATGACACCTGAAAGGTAATGCAGTGCAAATTAAACAAGTAAAAGTAGAATCCCTAATCCCATACATTAAAAACAGTCGCACTCACTCTGAAGCACAAATAGCACAAATAGCAGCAAGCATTAAAGAATTTGGGTGGACTAATCCTATTCTTGTAGATGGTGATAATGGCGTGATAGCTGGTCATGGAAGGCTTCTAGCAGCAAGAAAGTTAGGGCATAAAGAAGTTCCCACGATTGAGCTGGCGCATATGACTGACAACCAGAAAAAGGCTTACGTTATTGCTGATAATCAATTGGCAATGAACGCAGGATGGGATACGGCAATTCTATCGTTAGAGCTTGCTGACCTCAAGGATCAAGGTTTTGAGTTAGATATTTTAGGATTTGACCCAAAAGAGCTGGATAATTTATTAGAGCCAGAGCAAGTAGATGGCTTAACGGATGAAGATGCGGTTCCTGATGTACCAGATGAGCCAACAACTAAGCCAGGTGATATTTATCAACTTGGCAATCATCGTCTAATGTGTGGGGATAGTACAAGCATTGATGCGGTAGATAAGCTGATGGATGGGCAGAAAGCCGATATGGTGTTTACTGATCCTCCTTATAGAATGGAAGCCGAAGGTGGAAGCAATCAACCAATAGGTAGAGCTGCGGCAAAACTTGGCGAATCTATCAAACATTTATGTGATTTTGACCCAGTTGCATTTTTAAACACATTACCAACAGTTTTTGATAAAAATAAACTTAATTGTTATATTTTTTGCAATAAAGATTTAGTTCCAGATTATCTTAAATGGTGCGTTGACGCTGGATATAACTTTAATATTTTGTTTTGGAAGAAGCCTAATGCAATTCCATTAGGTGGTCAGCATCGTCCAGATGTTGAATATTTGTTATTTTTTAGAAAATCTGCTATTTGGAACAATGCTTTAAAAAATGTTAATTATTCAAAATGCCTAGAATTTAATAGAGAATCTGGTTTGCACCCAACAATGAAGCCAATTTTAATGATTGAAAATCAATTGTTAATATCATCAAATGCAAATTCAATTGTTATGGACTTCTTTGGTGGATCAGGCAGCACAATGATTGCTTGTGAAAAGCTAGGAAGAAAAGCAAGGCTAATGGAATTAGACCCTAAATATTGTGATGTAATAGTAAAGAGATGGGAAGATTTCACCGGTAAAAAAGCAGTTTTGTTGTCTAACAATTAATATTTCCCCTTAATAAAATGAATGAGCATATTCCTAGCGCAGAAAACAAACGATTAGTCGAAACATCGGCTGGTCTTGGACTGCCACATGAGCAAATAGGGGCGTTAATCGGCATTGATGATAAGACGCTGCGTAAGCATTACCGCACTGAGCTTGACTTGGGCAAGGCTAAAGCCAGCGCACAGATAGCTAAGACATTGTTTAACAAGGCTCAAGGCGGTGACACGACTGCATTGATCTGGTGGACAAAAGCGCAGATGCGTTGGGCTGAGACTCAGAAGCTAGAACATACAGGCGCAGATGGTGGCGCTCAACTGCATACAGTTACATGGCAGAAATAGTCATCCCGTATCAGCCTAGAGCGCCTCAGATGCAGATGCATGAGGCAATGGATGGCACTAGATTCTGCGTAGTTGTAGCTCATCGTCGTATGGGCAAGACTGTAGCGGCTATTAATCACCTGATTAAGTCTGCTATCGAGTGCGACAAGGATGAGCCTAGATTTGCCTACATTGCGCCTACTTATGGGCAAGCCAAACGAGTAGCTTGGGATTACCTGACTAAGTTCACGAGGCCACTAAATGCCACTCACAACATTTCTGAACTCAGGGCTGACTTTTGGGGACGTAGGATTAGTCTTTATGGTAGCGACAATCCTGATAGTCTCCGTGGTCAGTACTTCGATGGCGTTATATTGGATGAGATCGGAGATCAAGACCCGAAGATATGGAATGAGATTATTAGGCCAGCTCTTGCTGATCGTCTTGGCTGGTGTATGTTCGTGGGTACTCCTAAAGGGCGAAACCACTTTGCTGACCTAAGAGACAGGGCAGATGATGCGGATGATTGGAAGCTACTAGAGTTTAAAGCTAGTCAAACGAACATCCTAGCTGAGTCTGAGCTTAACTCTGCCCGTAAAGAAATGGGTGAGGACAAGTACAACCAAGAGTTTGAGTGTTCATTTAACGCGGCTGTTGAGGGTAGCTACTATGGTCAGATCATCAATACTATCGAGGAAAAAGGCCATATCACCCGTATTGAGCGCGATGATCTTTGCCGGTCTTTTGTTGCTTGGGACTTGGGTATGGGCGATTCTACTTGTCTGTGGGTGGCTCAACTGGTTGGCAAAGAAGTGCGGCTTATTGACTGCGTCGAGAACCACGGACAAGGTTTGGACTGGTATGTACGCTGGCTGCAAGACAATGACTATGCGAGGTGGGAGCAGTTCTTACCGCATGACGTTGAGGTTAGGGAACTTGGAACGGGAAGGTCTCGCAAAGAAGTACTCATGGAGGCAGGATTAAACATAACTGTTGCGCCTAGATTGTCGGTAGCTGACGGTATCCAGGCTGTCAGGCGCTTGCTTCCGCGCTGCTGGTTTGACCCAAAGACTAAGCCTGGCCTAGATGCTTTGCGTAACTACAGGCGCGAGCATGATGAGAAGCGTAACGTATTCTATGAGAAACCCTTGCATGATTGGGCATCACACTACGCAGATAGCTTTAGATACCTAGCGATTTCGCTTGACGAAGGTACTGATTCGTGGTCATCAAAGTTGCCAAATAACGTGCAATGGGTTGTATAATTGGAAAAATTCTAGGGGTAGCTTATGCAGTCAGAAGAAATTAAAGCAATTGTTGAGGCAGAGATTGATAACTCCATTGGCTTTATTGACTCTGAGACTACAGACCAGCGTCAAAAGGCGCTAGAGTATTACCTGCGTGATCCGTATGGCAATGAGCAAGAAGGTCGCAGCCAGATCGTTACAGGTGAGGTAGCCGAAGCTATTGATGGCGCACTGCCACAGCTAATCCGTGTATTCACCACGACAGAAGATATTGTCTTATTTGAGCCGCAGTCTGCTGGCGACGAGGAAGCTGCTAAACAGGCAACTCAGTATTGCAATTGGGTATTCTATCGAGATAACCCTGGCTTCCTGATTCTCCACAATTGGTTTAAAGACGCGCTGCTGCAAAAGGTAGGCGTGGTTAAGGCTTATTGGGACGCTAGTGAGGACATCACCAAGGAGTCGTACAAGAACCTGACGGATGATGAGCTTGCTTTATTGCTATCAGATGAGTCGCTAGAGATAGTTAAGCAGAAGTCTGAGGTCGTTGATATGTCCGGTATGCCTATCATGCTGCACAATGTCACGATTAAGAAGGTTAAGAATACAGGCCAGGTGGTTATCGAGAATATCCCACCAGAAGAATTCCTAATTAGCAAGAACGCTAAGTCTATTGCTGACTCCCCATTTACAGCGCATCGTCGTCTAGTACCACGGTCTGAGATGATCGAGATGGGTTACGATAAAGACATCATCGATAACCTGCCTACCTACGATGACCTGACATTCTCTCCTGAGCGCATTGCTCGATTCGATAATGGCGAGCAACCGGATGATGAGAGCCTTGACCCATCAATGCAGCGCCTTGAGGTCTATGAGTGCTATATCTACCTAGACGTTAATGATGATGGCATTGCAGAGCTGCGTCGTATTGTCTATTGCGGCAGTGAGCTTCTTAGCGACGAAGAAACAGACGTAACGCCATTCCATGCTATCTGCCCTATTCCTATTCCTCACAAGTTCTTTGGTCAGTCACTTGCTGATCGCACTATGGACATTCAGTTAATCAAGTCTACGGTAACCCGTCAGATGCTTGATAACATTTACTTAACAAACAATGCTCGAATGGGTGCGGTTGATGGCCAGGTAAACATTGACGATCTGCTAAACGCTACGCCTGGCGGTGTGATTCGCATGAAGAATCCTAATGCTATCGTGCCGATTCAAGTGCCTAGCGTTACGGCTCAAGCCTTTCCAATTCTGGAATACATGGATACGGTACAAGCCAAGCGTACAGGCGTATCTGACGC